CCTCTGTTTCTCCCCCTTTAACTGTCTCGGACATGCCATCAGAGAGTTCTTTCCCCTGCTTAACTTCCTTTGCGACTGCCGCCCCATACTCTTTCACCACGACATCTGGAACGTTTCTGAATTCTGTAGGACCACTCAGCCTTTCGTACCCCGCCTCGAATGCTTCTGCCGGGGAGTAAGACTCGTAGCCGCCTTCATAGCGGACGTAATAACCGCCAACCTGAGGGTTGTGCTTGGCAATGTAATCAGCGAACACAAATACTTCACAGCATTTTCCATCATACAGCTCCGCACCCTGGTTTTCCGGGTCTGCTATAGCAATATCGCGCATTATTTCCGCAATCTTGAACGCCTCCACGACCTTATGGCACTTCCAGCGGGGAAGGGGGGGCTTCGGCTTGGCCGCTTCCATCGCCTCACCAATCGCCTTCGCTAGGTCGCAATAGAGTTCCTTGGCCTGCTGCAACGTAATTGAGTCCTCTATGCTTCCAACAATCGTTATCATTCCTAAATCCAGGAACGCCCTTTTCTTTCTCATCTCTTTCATACCTAACCTCCTATTGGTTAAACAGCCGGACATCTTTACCGGCCATCGGATTGCCGTCAGGCCCCAATTCCTGCGGCTCCTTTGCCGGCACCCTACCTCCACCCGACCCGGGAGGGGGTTGCTGTAATACTGCTATTAACTGCTCAGGCGGTACCTGTAAAGCCTGAGACAGCTTCATGATTATGTTTTGTACTTCCTGCTCCACCTTCGCGGCGATCATATCTTCACGTCGCGGGACCAGTTTATCGGTTGGAATGTTCAGGCGCCTGAAGTTAGCTTTGAGGAGTTCCGCACGCCCGTCTATCCCCATGATTGCCATGTCGGTGGGGTTATTCGTCGCGGTCAGGGCTTCGGCTATTCTCATCTGATTCTGCTCGGCCTGGATCAGATAATCGGATGCCCGGGCTACGATCCTGCAATCGCCGCGTGCGAGATCGGGACGGGTCAGCATGATGATCAGCCAGTGTTCCTCTACGGACCTTGAGATAACGCCCTTATCGATGTTCGATGCTGCGTTTCTGAGGCCCTTCGCGGCGGCGTTCATCAGCATGGAGAGCCCTGATGCGGTTGCCCCTGCCCCTCCTATGTTCTGGTTTCCATAGATGTACGCCGGGATACCCGTAACTTCGGAGCCCTGGTCGAAGAAATACTTATACAGGCTCAGGAGTTCGTTCACGATTAGATCAGGTTGGAAGAACCCCATGGGCTGCTGAGCGCCTGTCTTGAGCTTTTCGGAGCTGTATTCCCATATCTTCCATGGAAACATTTCGGTGCGATTGGCCTCCGGTGGTATCAGATCGACGAGCTGCCAGACCTGGGGACCGCTGGCCATGGCCGCATTATTGCAGATCGCCCGGGCGCTACTGTTGCAGATGTTCTGCACGTCTCTCATGGTCTCGGGAACTGATTTCCCCCATACGGAGCCGTTCTTATGCCGGAAACTCGCGGAGTAGATGTTTCGCCGGCCGAGCGGGTGAGGATTCAACCGTGCCCCGATCACATAACTGCCAACCACATAGGCAATAACGGGGTATTCACGGAACGGATCAGGTATCTGCTCAAGCGTCATGCCCCATTCCCGGAGAGTAAACCCGTTGACCGAGCCAAAGAACTTGATACCGTCGATATGTCCCTCCGGGTCCGTTGACTCATTGGGCCGGTCGTGGAGATCGGCTATTTCGGTATCATAAGCGACAAACTCACGGTAACCGTTTTGGTATTGCTGCAGGACCTGGTTAATAGCATTGGTGTCGAACCCGTCGACCCCGCGGAGAGCGTCCAGGTCGCGCCGCGTGTACCGTTTGCGGATGCACAGGTCTCCGTCTTGGGGGGTCCTTGCTCCGGGGGACGGATATACGTCGAGCGGATCTACCCGATCATATTCTTTGACAATCTTCTCGGTTATTCCGATCTCTGACATTTGGGTGTTTGGTATGGGTCTCCACTCCAGCACGGTGCGCCGCCGGAAGATAGGCCCTTCCATGAACGCCGTGGGGTACGTTGCGAAGTCCTCGATCAACGCCTCCAAGGCCTCGTACCACTTCCCTTCCACCAGTTCATCGTCAATGTGTTGCTCGATTTTCTCGGCATCCTCCGCGGCCTGTTCTTTGATCTGTTTTAGGAGTTCATCCTTGAATTTCTCCGCGGCTTCCCGAAGATCGTCTTCGTTGATAAATCCCCTTGAGACCTGGGTTATGTCAACATTAGCTTGCTCGGCAACCCTTGACACATAGTCCATCATAAAGACCTGCTGCGCCTTCTGGACCAGATGAGGGGGGATATCCGGGACAGGAGTCGGCTGCACCTTGTAGGGCTTCTCGCCCGACGGCAGCATGACATCCTTCAGCCAGCTCTCCAGGGCGCGGCACTTCACATCAGTGATCATCATGTAAATGTTTGTGCCGTTCTGATCTTTAATCATCTGCTGGATATCGGCCTCGTAGATACCCTCTCTCTGGCGGAGGCACATAAGCATGCGATTTTGGATAGTTGACTTTGCGCTGACCGCGAGAGTAAATGCCGATCGGATATGGGAGGCCAGACGAGAGACGACGGGCTGGTTTTGCTTCTCAGTGAATGCCGCCTGTTCTTGTTCCATGCGTTCCTTTTCGTCGATCTCGGCATTGGTGATCCGGCGGACCATCGGGCGCTCTGCGTATGTCCTGCCTGTCTGGATGAGGGGCGATGTCGCTGTGTTTAATCCTTCGGGCATTTGTCTGCTCCCATAAACCCATTTTTAATGTTCTGGCGACGCTGTTCTTCCGGCTCAATCGTTTCGATCCACATAGCCCCCCCGTTTTCTTTCTTTACCACCCTGAACAGGGTGCCCTCTTTGGACCGGAATAGGCCGATGAGACTCTTTGCATGAACCTGTATCCCATCGATAATCAGGGCATCGCTGTAAGGATCGTATTTGAAGGGTGAATACTGCGAGAGCAACAGGAGCCAGAGCCTGCTGGGGAACAATAGGCAGTAGATCACCTTGAGATACCAGGGAAGAAGTATGCCCTTCTGTATCTTAAAGAGGCTGCGGAGAAATTCAAAGATTCTTTCTCTCGTCACCACGCGAACCTCACTTTCTGGATAGGCTTGGTGTTCCTCTGTGGTTGATACGCATTGAAGTCATGCCCCATGGCCAAGGTCTGGAACGCATCCGCGCCATTCGAGTTCTCGTCGTGGAGTGGTTCATTCTTCCACGCCCCCAAGTGCTCATCCCATTTCTTGCGGTAATTCTCCAGGCGCTCAATGCCCTTGTCGCACATTTCCTCATCGAACCAGCAAATTGACAGGATCTTCCGTGCCGCTTCGATAGAGTCCATCTTTGTTGCTACCCGCTCAAGGTGGGAAAATCTCAGGCCGAGGGCGGCTGCCGCCTTCCACCGGGACACTCCGGTCCCGAGTTCCCTGACGCTAATGTCGTGTGGTGCTGAGTGCTTGCCGTACATGAACCGCCGCTTCTTGCGTTTCTCGTCCAACAATTCAGCGTAGTACGAAAAGCCCTCTCCGGAGTCCTCCAGATAATCGACCACATGGATCTCGCGGCCGACCGTCTGCGTGAACCAGATCGCCATAACGTCATTCATTCCGAGGTCCCACCATGTATCAACGAGCACACCATCGACAATAGGAACCTTACAAATCCGCTTCTCTTCTCTGATCTTGGTAAATTGGGATGCGAAATAGGCGCCCTCGATCGTAGCCTCAAATGCCTCTTCCGCTGTTGAGGGGTGTTCTTTCTTGATATCGTCTCCGAGGTCCTGCTTCTTCTTTGTGTACCACCACTTCTGCCCCATCGACAGATGAATGCCGTATTTGTCTTCCAGCTTCTTAAAATACTCCTGCATGGCCTGATTGATAGGTACTGATGTCTCCAATACGTTCTTTGGGTCTTCCCACCATGCAAAGAAGAAAAACTTACGGTCCAGGGTGGTCAGCGGCCGGCCGCTCAAGGCGATATCCTTGTCGGCCTTGCAATACTCGTAGTGCTTACCCTGTTTCCCTGCCGCCGTCGATTCAATCCACAGGATTTGCCCGGCGTGGAGTGCTTCGATTGCGCCAGTGACAATCTCATGGGCGCGGTCAGGGAACTTCTGACAGATATACCCGAATTCAGAGATATGGAGGTATTGAACAGTTCCGGAACGCATAGACACAGACACA